TGACATATAACGCAGCCGCGGGGTTTTAAAATGAATTATACAACATTAGACACGAAGGAGTTTCAAGCCATGGTTTATATGGCGGTCGCGCAAGGTTTAACTTTTCAAGCGTCCTCTGTGGACGGCGTACACAAAATTATATATACAGGGGGATTTTAAATGACGTATACAGAGTTTAAAAAAGAACATAACACACTAATATGTGATATTATATTTACAGAGACAAAGCAAGCTGATATACTAGTCGAACAATTAGAGCGATTACGCTTAGACAACCAAAAACACTACGGGCGACACTATAATGAATATAAACGGGTGCAGAGTAAGCGATGAGGATAGAAGAGACCCACATTTTAACAAAAAAGAATCGGATGTAGACGTGGGTGAGGTTCGGGATAGGTTCGGTGCTATGATGCTAGAAGTCACCTTAATGACAGAGAAACTGTTTAGGGATAAAAACTTTGAGCCGGACGAGGACGACCTATACGCCCTAGAGCATTTACATAGCGAATTGAAATACTATGAGAGAGTGAAGAAGCTATGATTACAGATAACAGCACAGAGAACGACCTGTTAGCGGAGACCATCGAGGAGTTAGGTCAGAGCCTAACGGAGTTACAGCAGGTGATTGCAGACATTAAACAGCAGGTAAACTACAGAGGGGAAGATTAGAATGGCGGTGATAATGAACATTGAAGAGAAAATCCTAGACTGGCACAAAGCGCGCAACCTTATTGAGGGTAGTACAGATATAGCGCAGTTCAGTAAGCTAGTTGAAGAGGTAGAAGAGCTTAGATTGTCCCTAGATGGCGACCTAACGCCAATTGACGATATAGGTGATATACTAGTGGTGCTTATTAACATCGCCCACAGGAACAATCTGACGCTGTTTGAGTGTATGTATCACGCATACAATGATATTAAGTATCGAACGGGCAAGATGGTTGACGGGGTATTCGTGAAGGATTTAATAGACGACAGCGGGAAGATTAAAGATGCAAACTAATATTTTTGGAATGTTTTTAAACGTAGAACCGAGGTTCGGGTTTGGTTTTGACATAGAGAGCGTAGCTAGTCGCCCAGTGTGGACAGTTAAAGAGGAGGAGTTGAGTGTGATGGCCTTTGATGGTTTAGTGTTGCTTATACCCTTCTTTATTGTTACACTAGGTAACGTTTGGGAAGTAGAGGAAGACGAATGATTGAGACATTATTTTATATATTTATGATTTTTTGTTTAACTTACGGTATCAAAGAAACTTTGGAGCATTGGGACAATGAGTAAGATTAAAGAACAACTTATAGGCTATGAACAGAACGATTGGATTAGCGACGATGACCACGTTAGAGTTACAGAGGTTACAGCGTACCTAATGTACGCCATGAGCGTGTCAGAGATGCAACAGGCCGCGGCGCAGCACATACAGCACGACCTGTACACCATGGCCCGAAGTGACTTCGAAAAGGTACACTATGACACTATAGGAGTGCATACAAAGTGAGTAAAGAATACTATACAGTAGTGCAGGATTTAAAGTTTGCAAAGGTAGACGAGAGTGGCGAACCTGAGACAGACAATAAAGGTAACGTTATACTTTACGAGACACTAGCAGACTTAGGTTTTATTACTAAATTTATACATGATAACGAACTGTTTGAGGTGGTGGATTGTGAGTAGATGCAAAGCGTGTGACACCATTATGACGGAATCAGAGCTAAAGAGGACGGATTATAATACAGACAAACCTTTAGACTTGTGTTATAATTGTATGAGTATTTCAACCAGTGCGGCACTTTCGTTCGAAGGTGCGTCACTAGGTTGGCAGGATAACGAAGAAAGTTTAGATTTAGAGTCATTAGGGTTTGACAAGAGTAACAATTAATGCTATAATATACTTATGTTATGTTCTTTTATAATAAACTTAAAAGTAACTAACTAAGGTATACTTAAGTAGTAACACTTTAATTAATCAATAAAAGGTAATAAATATGTCAGCAGAAGTATTGGAAGGTTTAGTAGCGTTCGAGAATCTAACCGAGCATGAACTGTATAACGGTCAGTCAACTGGTAAGTTCTCTTTGGTGTTGTCATTAGACGAAGAGTCGGCAAGCGACCTAGACTCACGAGGTGTCAAGCTACGGGAGTACGAAGGTGTCAAGCAGCGGAAGTTCGCTAGTAAATTTGAGGTAGGCATTCAGAATGCAGACGGCACACCGTTTGTTGGTCGGGTACCACGGGGTTCTAAGGTACGTATCCTCTGGCAGGAAGGCGCACCGCACCCAGTACACGGTACTAGCACATACCTCAACAAGGTCAAAGTATTAGAGGTAGCGGAACAGACAGACTCGAATGAGGATTTTTAATGACGGATGAGTCTACCTTTGTAAAGCATGAGTCATGCCCAGCGTGTGGCTCAGCTAACAATCTAGCAAGGTACTCTGATGGCCACGCCTACTGTTTCTCAGCAGGTTGTGGTCACCACGAGCAGGGCAATGGAACTGCCTCTGACTTTGCACCACGTACAACAGCAAGGGCGTATGAAATGACGGGAGTTATAGCGGCAATTCCAGACCGTAGAATCTCACAGGGTATAGCACAGAAGTTTGGTGTTACTGTGGAGTTCTCACCAGAGGGTAAAATTGTCAAGCACCACTATCCCTACTATGATAAAGATAGTAACAAGCCGACAGGGACGAAGGTTAGACAGGTAGAGACGAAAGGTTTCTATGCGACAGGTAACTTTGATAACGTAGGGTTGTTCGGGCAGCAGGCATTCAGGGAAGGTGGTAAGTACATTACTATCACGGAAGGCGAAGCGGATGCACTAGCAGTCAGTGAGATGTTCGACGGCAAATGGCCTGTAGTGTCTATCAGGTCGGGCGCATCAGGAGCCAGCAAGGATATTAAAGCTAACCTAGATTGGTTAGAGTCATTCGAGAATGTAGTTATTTGTTTCGACAATGACAAGGCAGGACAGGAAGCAGCGTCAGCAGTGCTTAACTTGTTCACACCTAACAAAGCTAAGAACGTAGTGTTGCCCTTGAAGGATGCAGGGGATATGCTCAAGGCTAAGAAGGTACAGGAGTTCACTAGGGCGTGGTGGGATGCTAAAGTGTACAGACCGGATGGCATTGTGTCCGGTACTGATACATGGGATATGCTACAGGAACAGGCTAACACTGTTTCCATTCCGTATCCTTGGTCATGCTTGAATGAGTTCACACACGGCTTTAGACAGAAGGAACTGGTCACTATCACGTCAGGCTCAGGCATGGGCAAGTCACAGATAGTCAGAGAGCTGGAGCATTACCTGTTAGGACAGACGGAAGATAACATTGGTATCCTAGCATTGGAAGAGGACGTACCTAAGACAGCATTGGGTATCATGTCGATTGAAGCGAACAAGCAGCTACACTTGCCGGACGTTAAAGAGACAGTCACGGACGAAGAGAAGAAAGGTTACTGGGATAAGACTATGGGTTCAGGACGAATCTTTATGCTTGACCACTGGGGTAGCACCAGCGAGGACGACCTGTTAGGACGTATCAGGTACATGGCTAAAGGATTAGACTGTAAGTGGATTATCCTAGACCACCTCAGCATTGTAGTGTCAGACCAGAGCAACGGCGACGAACGGAAAGCCATTGATAGTATTATGACTAACCTTCGTAAGATAGTACAAGAGACAGGCATTGGATTGTTCCTAGTGTCACACCTCAGACGACCATCAGGTACAAAGGCGCATGAGGATGGCGGTAAGATTAGCTTAGGAGAGCTTAGAGGTTCAGCATCTATCGCACAGTTAAGTGATATGGTGATTGGATTAGAGAGAGACCAGCAACACCCAGACGCAGACACACGCAACACTACGTGCGTTAGGGTATTGAAGAATAGATTTGTTGGTTTAACTGGTGCGGCTTGTTATCTGTACTACGATAAGGAATCTGGACGTATGATTGAGACAGCTTGCCCCACAGAGGATAACGTGGAGTTTTAAATGAAGCAGATAGTCTTTGACATTGAAGCTAACGGTTTAGACCCAGATACGATATGGTGTATCATAGCTTATGAGCGTCACTCTAAGGAGTACATTGAGTGGACAGGAGACAGCATATCTAGTTTCAAGGATTGGATTGAAGAGCAGGAAGAACTGGAAGTTATCGGCCATAACATTATTGGTTACGACATACCAGTACTAGAGAAGCTGCTCAAGGTAGACTTCAGTAAGTGTAAAGTAACTGACACATTAGTTATGTCCAGACTGGCAGAGCCATCACTTCAAGGCGGTCATTCATTGGCTAACTGGGGACAGTTGTTACAACAACCGAAAGGAGAACACAGTGATTGGCTTAATTTTTCGCAGGACATGGTGGAGTATTGTAAGCAAGATGTTAGGGTTAATGAATTGGTGTACCAGAAGTTACTTCGAGCGCTTGCTAATTTTAGAACTAGCAGCCTTGATTTGGAAAGTCAGGTACAAACAATTATTAGCAATCAAGTTAAAAACGGATGGCTTTTAGACCAAGAGAAATCATTTATATTATTAGCAAAACTGAAGGAGAAGAATTATGACCTTGAGGACGAGGTGCATAAGAATTTCAAACCGTTACCAACATTTGTCAAAGAAGTTACACCCAAAGTTAAGAAAGACGGTACGTACTCGATTGTTGGGCTTAAGTTTCTAGGCGACCAGTGGACGATAGCAACAGCACCATTCAGCAGACTGGATTATCCAGAGTTTAATTTAGGCTCACGTCAACAGATAGGACGTTACCTACAATATTTCGGATGGGTTCCAGAGACCTTTACAGAGAAAGGACAGCCAATCGTTGACGAAGGCGTTCTTAGAAAGGTAAAGGGTATACCGGAAGCGGAGCTGATAGGTGAGTACCTTATGGTACAGAAGCGGATTGCACAGGTTCAGAGCTGGTTAGACGCTGTTAAGGATGATGGTAGAGTACATGGTTATGTTAATCCCAATGGCGCAGTAACCGGCAGGATGACACACTCTAGCCCAAACATGGGTCAGGTTCCGGCAGGGTATTCACCCTACGGCAAAGAGTGTCGAGAGGTATGGATAGTACCTAAAGGTTACAAGTTAGTAGGTATGGATGCAAGCGGCTTAGAGTTACGTATGCTTGCTCATTACATGAATGACGAGGGATACACTAATGAAATTCTCAATGGAGATATTCACACGGCAAACCAGTTGGCTGCGGGCATTGCAACTAGAGACCAAGCAAAGACTTTTATCTACGCTTTCCTGTACGGAGCAGGAGATAGTAAAATCGGAAGTATCGTTGGAGGAAGTGCAGGCGCTGGTAAGCGACTTAAAGAAAAGTTCCTTAACAATACGCCAGCTCTTAGAAAGCTACGAGAACGAGTTGCAATTGCTAGTCGAAGAGGTTTCCTTCTTGGATTGGATGGAAGAAGGGTCACTGTACGGTCAGAACACGCGGCGTTGAATACACTACTACAGAGCGCAGGGGCTATCGTTATGAAGAAAGCACTGGTTCTGTTAGATGAGTACGCAACTGCACATAAACTTGATTATAAATTTATAGGTAACATACACGATGAAATCCAGACGGAGGTCGCAGAGAAGGACGCAGAAAGGTTTGGATGGCTCGCAACTGCTTGCATTGAAGCGGCAGGAAACTACTACAAACTCAACTGCCCATTGGCAGGAGAGTATCAAGTCGGAGGAGACTGGAGTGAAACACACTAAAGAAGAGTACGTTGTATACAGGAACGCAGCTAGGATGTACGTACAGGGCGAGAGGTGTAGACTAGGTAATCCTAAGCACCCTTACCATGGGATGTATATACAGTATGGCATTGACGCAGTGATTCAGGAGCTACAGTTGGCAGAAGATAAGCCAGTAACGGCAGAGGAACTAGACTTTCCTTGGAGCAGTGTTGTGTTTGGCATTGCTATTGTTGGTCTTATTCTTGCACTTACAATAGGGAGCTAACATGAAGCCAGCAAAAGCTGACAGAAAGAAGTTCGACTTAGATTTAGCATACGGTGAGGTACGGGAAGATAAGATTGCCGATATGCTACAGAACAAGAAGATAGAAGTTAAGTCGGAAAAGGAGCTGTGGCAGAATACAGGTAACATCTGTATCGAGTATCAGTCGTGGGGTAAGCCCTCAGGGATTGAAGCCACAGAGTCTGACTACTGGTTCCATAACCTGTGTGTTGGAGAGGAAGAGTACTGTACCTTGGTGTTCGAGACTTCAGTACTTCGTAAGATAATCAAAGCTAATAAGTTTAGGTCAGTCTCAGGTGGTGACAACAACGCAAGCAGGATGCACCTGATACCGTTAAACAAACTGTTCTTACCGGCAGCCATACAAGGATTCAAGGAATTAGAAGATGAAAGCAACTGAGACTCTAGTAGACGATATATACGCCCTGATGAAAACAAAAGATGCAGACCCATCAGTAAACGTAGAGGCGGAGATTGAGAAGTACGGAGAGAACATTAAAGAGCTAATGCGTACAGAGTTTGGCAGAGAGAAGCGAAAGGACAATCGGACGCTTAGGTTGTCTAACATTGGACGCACTGACAAATACCTCTGGAACCACATACACGGTACAGATAAGGAAGAGATTGAACCACACACTTATGTAAAGTTTATGTACGGTCACATGGTGGAAGAAATGTTGTTGTTTCTCACACGTATGGCAGGACACAGCGTCACCGACGAACAGAAGGTGTGTAAGGTAGGTGGTATTGTAGGTCACATGGATTGCAAGATAGACGGTATAGTGACAGACGTTAAGTCAGCCAGCGCTTTTGGTTTTAAAAAGTTTAAGGAAGGCAGCATACTCAACGATGACCCCTTTGGTTACGTAGACCAGATTAGAGCCTACGCACACTCAGAGAAGACTCGTGACATTGGTTGGCTTGCTATTGATAAAACAAACGGACATTTAACCTTCTTGAAATATAATATGGACGGTAAAGAGTTTAAGGCTTACGAGGCATTTCACGGTACGGTAGAAGAGAGAGTAGAACATCTAAAAAAGCTCGCAGAGCGTCCAGAACCATCGGCAGTGTGCTATACGCCACAACCAGATGGCAAGTCAGGAAACTTAAAACTGGCTATTGGATGCTCCTAC